CTGCATGTTGTAGGTGTAATCGCAAAAAGGGTAATAAAACACCAGAAGAAGCCGGTATGACTTTGCTTAATATCCCACAGATACCCCAATATAATCACAAGTACTTGCCATGGTTCAACGTATTGTCTAATATAGAATATAACTTGGCCTGGAAAGACTTTTTGCACAAGGACTACCTACCTCAATGAAAGTTAATATTAAAGATTTTGATATATCTCATTCCAATGAAAATTCCGTTAGTGATAAATATTATACCTTAATAGATAATCATGATTTTCTAGATACAGATAATAATCCATGTAAATCAGAACTATCCGATCAGGTATATGCTAAAGCTATTCTCAACAAAAAAACAAAGCATATTTCTGATAAAAAAACATATTATAGCTACTATGTTATAGCTAATCCTAAAAATGAATTATACAATCCAATAAAGATTCATTCTACAATTAAAAATAAGTCTAATTTTATAGATAAGGTATGTAAATCTGAATGGTCTTTTAAAGAAGTTGATAAATCAATATTTGATACTTATGTTGATTTTCTAAGAACACAAAATCTTAGACTTTTACAAAAGGCTAACAGGAGTTTAAAATAATTGCCAACCTACTCATATTATTGTGAAAAATGCTCAAATATTTTTGAATTATTTTTTACTATTGGAACATATAAAGATATTAAACAAAAGTGTCCTGAGTGTAAGAGACAATGCTCAAGAAGCTATACTACAGACATTTCATCTCTAGCCACATCTATAAAAAAGAGCGATAATGAACTTAAAACTATCGGGGATTTGGCTAATAGAAATAGAGACAGAATGACTGATGATCAAAAACAAGAATTGAGTAAAAAGCATAACGACTATAAGGAAACTGTATCTGATAAGCCACTTCCAAGTGGAATGTCTAGGATCAAAAAACCAAATAAACCCAAATGGCCGACATAAAATTACCATATAGTATTTTTTATACAAATTATTTATCTAAGCATTTATTAGATGAAGATAATAATGCAATAACATTGCAAGAATCCAAAGAAACTTATGCTAAAAAAGTTTATAGTCATAGTGGAATCAAGTATTATATTTTATCACAAAATAATACGATAGTTAATCCATTTGATATTTATGGCTATAAAAAAACAAAAAGCTTATTCGATAATAAGGAGCTTAAATTTATTAAAGTATCACAAAAGATTTTTGATATGTATATAAAATTTCTTAATTCACAAAACCTATCGTTACTATATAATGTACAAAGAGAGGCGCTAATATGAAAAAAAATAAAATGCAAGAATATGCGATACTATGGCTTCATTCTCAAAATCATAAACAAGGAGATATAGCGGATGAGTTGGGTATTGGTATAGAAAAGGTCGAAGCCGCAATACGAGTTAATTCTGAACCTAAGCAATCTGTTAAAGCAGAATCGGCTTCCACAAAAAAGAATAGTAAGTCTAAGTCTTTAATGATTACACAAACATCAGAAAAGAAAAACAAAAGCGTTGCCATAATGACCCCAGAAGCATCTGCTCTTAATGATGAACTCAAAAAGAAGTTTCGTGGCAAGTCGGGTGATAGTCAAGGATATATTTTTAAGCCAAATGACTGAATTAAATTCATATCCATCCAAATATTCTAATGGGAAGATGGTCTCTGCTGCTCAGTTTATCACAGAAATTATTTGTGAAAACAAAGCTATAAGAGAAAAGAAAGATCTTCATTATAAATTTTGGACCAATAAGGAATGGGCACAATTTTATAAGAGCCAGATTGCGTCTGCACATAAGTTATTAAAAACATATACCGCTAATGCAATTGCTAAAGCCCTAAAGAATACAAAGGCTCGTAATATTTATTCGTTGCGAGCGCCACATCTGATACCTATCATAGAGCAAGAACAGGCTTTGATTGATAGTCAGTCTCATATTTCTAAAAATTATGAAGATAGCCGACAGGTTAAAAATATTAAATTTCGTCAAAACAATAAATCGCAAAATATTATTTCTAAATTAAGAGAGATTGATAATGACACTTAAAGAAGATGTTAAGAAAAATTTTGGTGATAATGTTATGTTAACAGCAAACGCTGTTATTGACAAGTCATTGATAACAATCCCTGTTAGTCCAGCATTAGATATTGTTCTAAATGGTGGTATACCAGAAGGAAGTTTTGTTATTTTTACCGGTCAACCCAAATGCGGGAAAACCACAACATCCTTAGACTTCTGCGCTACTGCACAAAAGAAAGAATATGCCCACGGCTCGTTTAAGGATGGCAGAGAAGTGTACTACCTAAATATTGAAGGTAGATTGAAAAAAAGAGATCTAGAAGGAATACCAGGATTAAATCTAGAAAAATTCAATATTATTGGGTCTCAAGAAGGTAAAATCTTACATGCAGAAGAATATCTCCAAATTGGAGAAAGAATCATTAATGAAATTCCTGGATCAGTAGTTATCATTGACTCCTACTCTGCTCTATGCACAGAAGCTGAAATTACTAGCGATATGGATAAGATGCAAAGAGCAGATGGAGCCAAGCTATTGGCTAAGTTTTGCAGGAAGGTGTCTAATGTTATTCCTGTTAATAGAAATGTGGTTATAGGTATTACTCATCAAATGGGTAATCCAGGGATGGGTCATAGTGAGTGGAAAGAAAAGAGTGGTCAGGCTATTGCTTATCAAACAGATATTAAAATTAAAGCCAACTATTTTAGTCCTTGGAATTTAAGTACAGACAGTCCACAGATTGGCCAAGAAGTACATTGGCAAGTAATGTGTTCTGCTCTAGGTGCTCCTGGTGGTAAAATTACAAGCTATATTAGATATGGACAAGGTATTGATAAACAGATGGAACTATTGACACTGGCTGTAGATTTGGGTCTTGTATCTAAGGGGGGTGCATGGTATACTATGTCATCTGTGGAGGACAAGCCAAAATTCCAGGGTCTTGAGAAAACAAGACAGTATTTAGTTGATCATCCAGAAGTTTATGACGATTTATGGATAAAAGTTAAGGACATGATGGGCATCAAATGCAAGTAAAAGATCTGGATGGTAATTCTTATAATTGGCAATTAATCGGTAATATATCACATGGGTCTATTCAAAATAAATCTAGCCTACATTTACAGGCCAGGGATTTAATCCATGTTTGTTTTCCTACATTACAAGTATTGGAAGAAGTTCCCGTCAATATAAGAAGATCAGAAACTCTTTATTTAGACTTTTATTTACCCCTTATTAAAAAATGTATAGAGGTTCATGGAGAGCAACATTATAAATTCAGTAAATTTTTTCATAATACTCCACTCGGTTTTATAAAACATAAAAAGAGAGATCAAGAAAAAAAAGAGTGGTGTGAACTAAATGGTATTGAGCATATAGAACTGCCATTTGATCAAATAAGTCAATGGGAAATAAGGATTAAAAATGAACACTAAAGAACAAGTAAATGAGTGGGACCGTGTTCTTGACGAGTACGAGCAAGGACTTGGATTGGGATTATACAAATCTGATATTTTCTCTGAAACAGAATTAAATGGATATTTCCAAATGAGTCGAGACGAACTAGAAAAAACAACACCAGAAGTATGCGGAGAAATAGCTTATAGATTAGGTCAGTTTGCTTTTCATATGCAAAGATCTCTTAATAGGGAGCTATCGAGAGTTAATTGGGCCGAAGAAACGATTAAAGAAACTATTGCCGAAGAAATTAATAATTATAAAGGGTATGGTTATATCGAAAAGTCTTCACAAGCCATAAAAAATAATGAAAAAGCTACAGCATTAAATAAAATAAAAAAATACGCTAAACAAAGAAGTGATAGACTTCAATATTTAGCTAATAGTATAAAACATTTATCGGATATTATGTTATCTATTCAGAAAACAAAGGTGAGAAATGTCAACTAATTTTGATCTTAATGAATTACTAAAAAATCCGGACCAAATCAAACAAATTATCGGAGTACTGTCTAGCTTGCTTGACGCGGCCCAACAAGCCGACGATAACAAAGTGCCAGAAACCAAAACAACACGATCAGTAAGCAAAATAAAAAAAACAAAAACTAAAATACAAAGAGAAAATAAATTTATTTCTATGCCAGAAGCCAGGATGCATAAAGAAGATCCTGAATTAGCACAAAAACTATATAAACAACCGCCAATCGCCAGAAATAGAAAAAATCAAACCATGAAGGCTAAGTGTAGGGTATGTGGTAGAGAAGAGAAGATCCAATCGTCTCTACTGTATGGTGGTATAGAAAGATTTAAGTGTAATAAGTGTTCGACAACTCCTGGTTAAAAAACTAACTATTCTTATAATTAATATAATATATGGCAAATAAAGACTATTTGGCTGACCCATCTGCCGAGCGAGCAGTTCTATCTGGACTGTGTAAATACGGTGAAAATGCTTATTTAGATGTAAGCGATCTAATATCTAGCGCAGTATTTACTATAGACAGTAATGCTTTAATCTATAATTGTATACAGCATATATATTCAAACGATAATAATGCTACTATAGATTTAGCATACATATATAGCGTAGCACAGGAATTAGGATATAAAGAAGCATTATCATCAAAAGATGAGGCAATGCATATAAAAGCTATCTTAGATTTTCCAGTAGACCAAACAAACATAAGAAAATTTGCAAGTAAAATAAAGAAGCTAGAAATAGCTAGAAATATTAGTGATCAACTAGGCTCTGCACAAAAAGAGCTTCATGAGGTTACGGGATCAGAATCTATTTCCGATATTCTAAATATAGCGGAGAGTAAGGTTTTTGATTTGGGTATGCTGCTTGGTGATAATAAGACTGAGCCAGAAGCTATTGGTAAAAATATAGACGAATATATTCAAAATCTAGAAGATAATCCGGTTGATCAAGTAGGCTTATCCACAGGATTTCCCATATATGATAAAGCTATAGGAGGAGGCTTAAGGAAAAGCACTGTTAATGTTATTGCTGCAAGACCCAAGACTGGAAAAACCCTATTAGCAGACAACATGGGATTTTACTTGGCCAATAATAAAATACCAGTTTTAAATATGGATACAGAAATGACAACGGACGATCATATTAATCGTATTATTGGTATGATGACAGATATAGACTTAAACACAATAGAAACTGGTAAATTTAGAGACTCCTCTGATCTAAAAAGTAAAATTTATGATGCTAAGTCCAAATTAAAAAATATAAAACTTTATTATAAATCTATAGCCGGTAAACCATTTGATGAACAACTAGCTATTATGCGTAGATGGATTATAAAAGAGGTTGGTTTAAATGATGATGGGAGCGCAAAAGATTGTGTTATATTTTATGATTATCTTAAACTCATGGATTCTGCTGGTATGTCTCAGGATCTAAAAGAATACCAAGTTTTAGGATTCATGATGACATCTCTACATAATTTTGCTACAAAATATAAAATACCAGTAGTAGCATTTGTTCAATTAAATCGTGACGGCATCACAAAAGAAAGTACTGATACAGCTTCTGGTTCAGATAGAATCATATGGCTATGTAGTAATTTCTCAATTTTTAAGCGCAAGTCTGACGAAGAAATAGCAGAGGATGGCCCATCAGCAGGCAATAGAAAATTAATACCACTAGTAAGTAGGCACGGCGGAGGCTTAGACGACAATGATTATATTAATTGTCATATGAAGGGCTGGTGTGCTAAAATTACTGAGGGTCAAACAAAATTAGAGCTAAATAATGGCTCTGGTAAAAATAAAAATACTTTTCAAATAACCACAGATGAAGATAATGAACAACACGAAGAAGAAATCTCGTTCGTTTAGTCAGGCTAAAATAAAGGCTGTATGCGATGAACTGTGTGATAATGTAGACTTATTGTGTGAGACTTTTGATCTTAATTGCAAACACAATAATAAAATGATCACCATGGCTTGCCCAATACATGGTGGAGATAATGAATCGGCACTTAATCTATATTATGTGGGGGATTCATATCGTGGTAATTGGGTTTGTCGAACACATCATTGTGAAAGGATTTTTCAGCCATCTATTATTGGTTTTTTAAGAGGCATATTATCAGTTAGAACTAATAATTGGATGAAAGATGGTGATGAAATGTATAGCTTTGATAATACTATGCAAATGGCCCTTAAAATCTTAAATAAAGATATAAAAGATATTAAAGTTAATTATACTAATATGGAGAAAAAAGCTTTTATTAAAAATATACAAAGCATATCTCATATACCCGATAGTCTAGATAAATTACCAACAAGACAAATGGTAAGAAAAGCATTAGATATTCCAGCAAACTACTATTTAAAAAGAGGTTATTCTCAAAAGATTTTAGACAAGTACGATGTTGGTCAATGTACCAATTCTAATAAAGAAATGTTTGATAGAATTGTTGTTCCTATATATAACCAGCAGTATAGTCATATGGTGGGATGTAGTGGCAGAAGTATATATGAAAAATGTTCTAAGTGTTCTTATTATCATAATCCAAATACTGATTGTGTAAATGGCGAATTTGGCTGGAAATATTCTAAATGGAAACATAATAAAGACTTTAAGGCTAAAGACCATCTTTACAACCTATGGTTTGCCAAAGATTATATATTAAAAACCGGAATAGCTGTGGTTGTCGAAAGTCCAGGCAATGTGTGGAGACTAGAAGAAGCTGGTATCCATAATTCTATAGCTATTTTTGGAACCTCATTAGGAGATAGGCAAAAAATGCTGTTAGATTGCTCTGGAGCTATGTCTTTATTAATTCTATTAGATAATGATGAGGCTGGTCAGGTGGGAGCAAAACAAATATATGATAAGTGTTATCGTACATATAATATTAAAACACTATCTATTATAAAGAACGATATAGCGGATATGACTATTGAAGATATACAACAAACTATTATACCAGAAATGGATAAAATGCATGTCTAATTTTATTTTGGCCTTTGCTGGACGTAAACAATCGGGCAAAACAACTTGTGCTCAGTTTACAAAAGAAATATTTGATACTATATCTGGCAGTGATTCATGTAAAATATATAATTTTGCTGATTCTCTAAAAAATGATATATGTATAAATATACTAGGTTTAACATATGATCAGTGTTATGGTACAGACGAGCAAAAGAATCAACTAGTTGACTGCTATTGGGAAAATAAACAACTTACAGCTAGAGAAATTATGCAGCTGGTCGGAACCGATATGTTTAGAAAACTTAAAACGAATGTTTGGTCAGAAACCACAATAAGAAAGATAAAGCAAGATACACAAAAGATTAGTTTGATTGCTGACTGTAGGTTTCCTAATGAAGTACATGCAATTAAAAATGCTGGAGGTCTAGTAGTAAAGTTAACAAGGAATCCTTATAATTCTCAGCACGAAAGCGAAGTAGCTTTAGACGAAAACAGATTTGATGCAAAAAACTTCGATCTTGTCATAGACAATCAAAATATGACCATATCACAACAAAATCTTTTATTATCAAATTTTCTAAAACAAAAAGGATTTTTACCATTATAATTACATACTTTAGAAGCTCATCGTATAATACCCATTCAATGTGTGAGCAGCAGTACTTTATCGAATATGTTCTCGGTAGAAGAGGTCTGTCTAATAAGAAGGCTGATAAAGGAACTATTGTTCATAAGGTGCTAGAGATACTAGCAATTATGAAAAAAGCCCATCAAGATAAAATACAAATTATTGAAGACGATATTGTTGGAACTATTGATCTAAACACAGACGATATGTTCAACGATCAATTTATTTTATCGTTAGCTAATAAGGTATATGACTATTATACCTCACAATGCTCCCATCATTCTTGGCTAGACAAAGACAGAAAAGACTGTATAGAATGGATTAGCAAAACTCTTAGGGCAAATAATCGTATGTTTGATCCTAGAAGACGCAATATTTTTAGATCAGAACAGCATTTTGATTTGGCTATAAATAAAGATTGGGCTAACTATATCTATGATATTAATGGCAAAAAAATTAGTGGTAAACTAGCCATAAAAGGAACAATGGATCTAATTACACAGATCGACGATAACACACTAGAAATTGTTGACTGGAAAACTGGTCGCAGACTAAACTGGGCGACCGGTGAAGAAAAAACACAAGCTAAACTAGAAGATGACCCACAACTAAGATTATACCACTATGCTGTACATAGATTATTTCCAGAATTCAAACATATCATTGTAACAATAAACTTTATTAATGATGGTGGTCCATTCTCTGTTTGTTTTGATAATGCAGATAACGCGATGAAGACCGAATATATGCTTAAAGAAAAATTTATTCATATTCAAAAAACACAAAAGCCTCAACTTAAAAAGTCTTGGATGTGTAGCAAGTTATGTCATTTTGGGAAAAATACATTTCAAAATGATAAACATGTTTTACCAACAATAGAATATAGAGATAATCAAATAACACCAAAAAATAATTTTATGACCCAATGTGAACAAATTAAGCACGATCTTGAATTACGAGGAATGAACGAAGCGGTTGACGTTTATCAATTACCAGGATATAGTGTTGGTACATACAAGGCACCAGGAGAAGTTTAATGTATATTCCGCTACATGTTCATACGCACTATAGTCTTTTGGATGGTTTGTCTAAGCCAGAACAAATAGCTAAAAGATGCAAGACTATTGGAGCAAAAAGTTGCGCTATTACTGATCATGGTACTATATCTGGTAATGTTAATTTTTATAAAACTATGAAAAAAAATAACATTAAACCAATAATGGGTTGTGAACTATATATTTCCCCAAAGGATGCATCAATTAAAGATAAAACCAAT